GTTAATGATACTGTCCCAATTTATACTATCTAACATTATTCCTCCTGTTTAATTAAAAGATATGCAGACTAGCTATATGGTATACATGACGTTAGCGGTATCCAATATATTAATAACTAGCCTGCATTTAAATATTATATTGTTAATGGAAACACCTGCTCTCTCCATTGATCATAGCTCTTTGCAGCTACAATGGTTTATCATAGGTTTTTAAGTTAAGTTATAGCCTTGATCACCTTAAATATCTCAACTATCTCATTATGATAGCATCTTGATATACTTAACAATATAAGTATGTATCATACAACTATATGTTATACGACCATGTTTATTAAATTTTATATGTATAATACAAGGAGTACTAGATAGCACATCTCTCGATAGAAAGATAAGTATGCTGTCTGTATAAATGGTAATAGTGGGGAGCTTTCTACTCTGAGTGCTCCCCAAACTCGGACATGCTAACTATATTAAAATGATACACCTCCTGCTCCTCTCAGAGCTTTTCTCATCCTATAAGATTTCTTGTTAAGGTCTCTAGCTTCAAATGAATCTTCAGATATACTAGCTTTAATAGCAATGTAGCTAGCCTTCTGCTTTACCATCTTCCTCTGTGTAGCAAGTGGAGCTTGTTCTATCTCCTTCAGCCACTTCTCAGCAGCTTCTTCTTCATCCATCCTAGCTTCTTTAGCAGCCTGAGCAGCGTCTAGTACTTGCTTAGCTTCTTCTTTTGTGAGTTCTTTACTCATTGTGTATTCTCCTTATATTAACTAAATATCTATTAATATATTAAAATGGAAAATAACGTAAATTCTATATACGGAAAACCACTTACAAGTGGTGTATAGAAGAAATAACACCGTATAACAAAATGACATAAATTTCTTGAAAACAACATGGTCATGCCTATATATTTGATCGTGATTTTTAAAGAAAAGAAAGTAATATAAAGAAAAGAAATATATATATATTATATAATTATATATATATATATTATATATACTATATAGCGCTATGGCAATAAACTTAGAATTTTTACAGAACTTACCAGTAGACACTCAAGAAGATGTTTTAAAAGATTTATCAAAAGTCTTAGCTAAACATCCAATAGAAATAGATGGTCAAGTATACTTAGTAGAAGAAGCTGTATCAGACTTAATAGATAGTTTATACAGTCAATGTCAGAAACATAAACAAGATTTAGACGTAAAGAATTAATGTCAGAATACAAAGTAATAAAAGGAAAGCGTCACTATGTCTTTGAAGATATAGATGAATTTAAAGAGCATTATGACTCAAAAATGATGACACCTCCAGATGTCAAAAAAAACTGGCGTGAAGGTCAAGAAGGAGATTGGGTAGTTAGTGATGATGATAAAATAATAAAATTATTAAAAGTATCTCAACTAAACCATCCTAATGATAGAAAAAATTACAAATGGGCAAAAGGATATGTGAGGACAGTTGTAGGTACATTCGTTAATAATGAGAAAACTTTTATGGATACAGACTTTGAACAACATCCAAATAGATATACATTCTCTAAAACAATTAAGCATACAAACAAACAAGTAAAGAAAAGAAAAAATCTAACAAACAATGAAAAACTTTTTACGACCAATGTTGTTTCTGGAATGGGTCCTGTTAAAGCTTACATGGATGCTTTTAAAGCTACGTCAGAAAATACAGCTCGTAAGAAAGCGTTGGTATTATTGAAACAGGAGAGAGTAATGACAGACATAGAAAAGGGAGTACTAGACGTTGCCAAAGAACTTGGTATAGACCATAAGTATATATTAGATAGATTGAAATGTTTAGCGGATAATAGTGAAGATGATAATATAATACTTCAGTCTACAAAAGAACTGGGTAAGATAATTGGAACATCAGTCAACTCAGTCAAACAAAGGGATGTAGGAGTAATCGGTATGTTTCAAGGATTTTCCCCTGAACAAATAGAATCAGTAAAAACAAAGGAAATTGCAAATGCTACTGAAGATTAACTGTAGTTATGCTACCCCTTCCACAACACAATCATACAAGTACATGACATTCGATGGCAAATATAAACTCAAGAAATATATCAGAAGCCGAAGAAGTATTTCAGTTAGCAAGTAAAGATCTTATATCTTTTGGCAAACTTTTTTTGCCTGATGACTTTACTCGTAGTGAAACACCTCCATTCCATTATGAAGTAGCAGATAGTATAGATGATAAACAATGTAAACAGCTTGCTATCATCTTACCACGAGGTCATGGAAAGACTGTATTAACAAAAGCATCAATATTAAAAGACTTTGTTTTTTGCCCAAAAGATGATATGTTGTTCTATGCTTGGGTATCAGCTACACAAAAATTATCTGTTGGTAATATGGATTACATTAAACACCATCTTGAGTTTAATGATAGATTCATTTATTACTTCGGTAAAACAAAAGGAAACAAATGGACAGAAGAAGATATAGAGCTAACCAATGGGTGTAAACTCATTTCCAAGAGTAATGTCGCTGGGATCAGAGGAGGAGCTAAGCTCCATAAACGATACGACCTTATCGTACTTGATGACTTTGAACATGAAGCTAATACGATTACAAGAGATGCTAGAGACAAGAACGCGAATCTTGTCACCGCTGTTGTATATCCTGCGATTGAGCCTCATACCGGTAGGCTTCGTGTTAATGGTACCCCAGTCCATTTTGATTCTTTTATCAATAATCTTCTTATTAACCACGAGCGTGCTAAGAGTGATAAAGAAGAATTTGCTTGGAAGTTAATAACTTATAAAGCAGTAACTCCAGCTGGAGAACCTCTATGGGCATCATGGTTTCCTACATCAAAATTAGAAGAAAAAAAGAAATTCTACAGAGACTCTGGTCAACCTTCAAAGTTCTATCAAGAATATATGATGGAGGTACAAAGTGCTGAAGATGCCTTATGGACTAGAGATCACATTAAATACTGGAAAGGATATTATGATTATGATGCTGAAGAAAATCAAAACTATCTCTCTATTAACAATGAAAGATTTCCGGTCAACTGTTTTGTTGGGTGTGACCCTGCTACTGACATTGATACTAAAGAGTCTGACTTTTCTGTTATCATGGCTATTGCGATTGATTCAGAAAATAATCTCTATGTATTAGAGTATGAAAGACATAGAAGTATACCAACCATTGGGGCAAAGAATGCTGATAATGAAATCATGGACCGTAAGGGTGTAGTTGATTATATATTAGAAATGCATCAAAGATATCATTGTATATCATCTACTGTTGAAGACGTTGCTATGAATAGAAGTGTATTTCAAGCACTTAATGAGGAAAGAAGACGTACAAATAAGTTTGATATTGCTGTAATACCTGAGAAACCAGGTGGAAGACAGAAGATAAATCGTATTTATAGTGGACTTTCTGGTCGTTTTAGCATGGGAACGGTACATATTAGGGAAAATATGTTTGATTTAAGCAACGAAATCATTACTTTCGGACCGAGAATGGCACATGATGATACCATAGAAGCTCTTTTCTACGCTAACTTACACGCCTTTCCTGCTGATTTGAAGAGAAATGAAAAAGATAAGACATGGTATAGACAAAAAAAGAAAGCCAAAAGTTGGATAATAGCATAACAAAAAATAAAGGAAAAATAAAATGGCTGGATTCATAAAAAAAGTAGTATCTGCAGCTCGTGAGAGACAAGGCAGACGTAGATTAAAGAAGCTTGCAAAAAAAGGTAAAGTATTTATGCAAGGCAATAGAACTAAAGGACCTGATCTTGTTAAACCAAAAGCTTATGGTAAAAAAGCAACTAAGTTACAAAAGAAAACTTTACCAGGTAGTGAAAAAACTGGTAAGGTTTCAAGAGGTGCTACAGGGGCTCAAAGAACAAAAGGCGGTACTTACGTCAAGTATAAGAAAGATAGTAAAGCTGCTGGTAATTTCAGATCTGCTTTTAAATCTGGTTGTGCTGGTGGAAAAAAATCTTTCTCATGGCAAGGTAGAAGTTACGCTTGTAAGAAAGCTTAATGCCTAGATTCGGTAAGCGTTCTAAAGAACGATTAAAAGGAGTCGATACTAAGTTAGTTAAT